GGCTTTAACAAAAGTAGAAAAAGATGATTACGAAGTAAGAGGTGAGTATAAGTTTATTCAAGTACGCACCAAGACTTCAATAATGGAAGATGGTAATGAACTATCTTACTCATATCATAGAAAGGTATTAACACCTAATATGGATGTAAGTGGTGAATCTGCTGAAATACAAGCATTAGCTGGTGCATTATGGACAGATGAATTAAAGTCTGCTTATGCAGATAGCATCGCTGTATCAGAAGAAGAATCACCAGAATAATTAACTAAACAAGGAGTCAATAATGGCTAAAAAAGAAAATCAATCGCCTAAACTTGTTCTTAATGATGTTGAGTATGATGTCAATAAGGACTTTAATGATGAACAAAAGCAGATGTACTTGCATCTTGAGAACATAGAATCAAAGATAAACAGCAATAACTTTATTCAACAGCAACTTGCAGTAAATAAAGATGCTTTTATTAGATTACTGGAAGAGTCTATTGCTAAATCTAGTGAGGAGTCTGAAGAAGAGTAATGATTGTAAGACGATGCGCCCAGAATCACGATGTGGTTATTCATAAAAACACCAAACCAGGAATGCGTAAGATGATTGCGATGAGTGATGGTACAAAACAGGAACTCACCTATCCTAGTTCCTATAATTACTTCTTGGTTGTAGATGGATCAATAGTTCAGCGTTCTAATTCTTTTGAAACTATTGAAAATGCTTACGTAGATAAATGCACCGAAATTCACGGTGATTCACATGGGCGCATCGACATTATTCAACATAAAATAATTAATAATCAAGTAGTAGACAGATGAAGAGTCCTTTATCAACATTAGTATCATGGCAACTCAAGACTGGTCAGTTAGATGGGTGGACCGCATACCACATTGCTGCGGGTGCATTTCTTTGCAAAGTATTTCAGTGGTGGGGTTGGACCAACTTCTGGTGCGTTATGGGTGTCTTTATTGTTGGCGTATTATGGGAAATATTTGAATACTACATTGAGAATTGGAAACCGTATGGCAGCAAAAGGCGATGGGCATATAATACTATTGCGGATATAATCGTTGAAACTGCTATGGCGTGGTGGATGGTAATATGAAACATACAATAGAGAAGTTAGACAATGGTGATTTTAAAGTTATTAGTACGAGTTATGATTTGCCTGTTACTTATCAGTACAATAAGCGGATGCAGTCAAGGATGGAGCGTAAGCGGTGTTGTAATTACTCCGCAGGATACTGTGGCAAACACAGTGTTTATAGAAATAATGGGTGCTGATTCAGTGATGCATTATTATCATGGGAAAGTGTACACAAAATCAAACTGGTGTTGGTTACACCATCAGTTTGAAGATATAACGCATGAGTGATGTCAAAACTGCAAGGAGCTATCGTGGTGCTTTGGTTGATGACAATATGGTTGTTAGCCTTAACATCAAGTGGATGGTACAGTTATGTGTTCTTGTGGGTGCTATTGTGTATGGGTACTATCGTATTGAGTCAAGACTGGGTAAACTTGAGTCGGATTTGGTGGAAGCAGACAGCACGATTAGGAGTTTACTTAATAAGCATAGCGTGGAAGAGGAGCGGAAAAGAGCAGAATTGGAAAGTAAGCTTTCATTCTATGAAAAAGAGTTAAAATTAAATTTAAACCCAATGTCTTGGGGTAAAAAGAAGCGGAAATGAATCATAATGAGTTTCAAGCTATTGCAGAAGAATTATTTGGAAAAGCTGTCTGGGTTGCTGTTGCATATCTGGGCGTATCTATCTTTAAAGGACTCATACTTAATGTCTACGAAGGTCTTATGGTGTTTATTGGAAACGATTATAATCAAGACGATGTGGTATACCTTGGTCCAGAAGAACGACCAGCGCGTATTGTGCGCATGGGAATTAGAAAAACAGTATTCTACATGAAAGACGCAGACGGTAGATGGAATATAAAAATGGCAGTGCCTAACGAAAGTTTAAAAACAATGGTGATTAAAAAAGAACTACCAAAAAATGGCGGTAGGTTTCACAGTATTACAGGACAGGAAGATGGAAAATAAAGATATTTATCAGTTATTAGTAAAGCATGACGAAAGATTGAAAAACATTTATTCTAGTTTAGGTAGAATTGAAAAGCATTTAGACAAACTAAATGGTAAAGTAGAAAAACACGATACAACCATCGCAAAGATGCAAGTCTGGGGCAGTATCGCCTTAGTCACTTTACCCATCGTAATCAACGCAATAATGAGGTTAATGTAATGGATATTAAATCAATGCTAGTAAAACTTGCTGAAGCGCAGGCTGCAAAAATGCAGGAAGAAGCAATTAATCATTTAGGATCAGATGAAATGGCAGAAAAGATTGCCAGTGCAATTAATAAACGAATTGACATACCATTTGTATCCGAAGAAAAAGAGCAAATCTTCTTCGAGAAAGTAGTAGACGTAGTCACTGACATTTTAGAAGGCGTATTTAAAGGTAAGTAATGGCAGTACCTGCAAGAGTCAAAGCAACGATGCGCAGGCTGGGCCTGCGCGGGGTGAATAAACCAAAGCGAACTCCAAGTCATAAGACTAAGTCACATGTGGTTATGGCTTCTAGTGGTGGTAGGTATAAACTAATACGCTTTGGTCAGCAAGGAGCAAGAACAGCTGGTAAACCCAAGCGAGGTGAGTCAGCTAGAATGAAAGCCAAGCGCAGGTCATTTAAGGCGAGACATGCACGCAATATTGCTAAAGGTAGAATGAGTGCTGCGTATTGGGCAAATAAGGTAAAATGGTAATGAAAGTTAAAGGAATTAGTGTAACAGGATTAAGTAAACGTCAGGTCAGCGCAATGCGCAGGCACGCAAGACATCACACTGCAAAACATTTACGCTCTATGGTGTCTGCAATGCGCAAAGGAGCAACATTTAGTCAATCACATACAAGTGCAATGAGGAAGGTGGGTAAATGAAGAAGAAACGTAAATCGCGCGTTAATGAAGCAGGTAACTATACAAAGCCTGCGTTGAGAAAAAGATTGTTTTATAGAATCAAGGCGGGTAACAAGGGCGGCAGGAGTGGAACCTGGTCTGCTAGAAAAAGCCAGATGTTAGCCTTGGCGTATAAACGTGCAGGCGGTGGATACAGATAATGGCGTTGAAGAAATCACAGAAAAGTTTGCGTAAATGGACCAAGCAGAAATGGGGTTATGTCACACCCAGCGATTCCAAGAAACCGCGCAGTAAGCGTGGACGGTACTTACCTGCCAGTGTCCGCAAAGGATTAACCAAATCGCAAAAGGCATATGAGAATAGATTAAAGCGCGCTGCAAACAAGAAAGGTCAGCAACGCGCACGATACAGTAAACGAACAAGAAGTAAAGTAAGGAGTGCAAGATAATGCCATATCATAAATCAAGTAAAATGGGTAAAAAGAAAAAGAAAAAGAAGAAAATGATAAAAAAGATGAAGCGCAAATGATTAATCCAGACCAAATGAAAGGACTCATTAAGCGTGTCTTGCAGAAGATAGACCTATATTCTTCTGAAGCAGCAGAGTTCATTTATAACATAGGTTTGGTAGAGTCTAAGTATATTTATTTAGAACAGATACAAGGCCCAGCGCGTGGTGTTTATCAGTGTGAACCTTGGGTGGCGGTAGATATAATTGAAAACTATTTACAGTATCGACCTGACTTAATGAAGTCTGTTGCGAGTGCCTGTTATTTGGATTGGTCACATTTTACTGCGCCAAGAGAAAAAGACTGGGAGTATATTCTTACTACGAATTTGGCAGCGCAGATTGTATTTTGCAGATTGCATCTACGCAGGATACCAAAGAAACTGCCTAGAACGCTAGAAGAACAAGCAAAACAGTGGAAGACCTACTATAACACTGCAAAAGGCAAAGGTACTCCAGAGAAATATTGTGAAATAGTACAGAAATATGGATGATTCAGAAAAAATTGATAATCTTATTAATTTAATGTATGAGTTAAAAGAATTAGCCAAGACATTGGAAGACCCACGTCAAGATATTGATATTACGATTGGAACGATAATCGCACTAATTATCTGCGCTGATGTACCCGATGTCACCATATTACCTACTAATAGTATAACTAATGAGATAGCACAAGCATGAGTTACTTAACAGCATTCTGCAATATAACCACAGATTTACAAGCAATAATTAGTGATATAGATCGCTATGATCGCAAACGGGTACTAATGTCCAATTGGTCTAATCCGAGTGGAAATACCTACCGCCTTAATAATACAGGATATATAGAAAATTTATACAAAGATGGATTGGAGCTAACGAAAGTAACAGATGGTGAAACTCCAGATGCAGATAACGAATTTAAATATAACGAATCCACTGACTCAGTAGATGTATTTCTTGCATCCAGCTCTGTTAGTGCATTTAACTCCAGCGTATTTGAAGCAGGTCAGGATTGGGAAGACCTCAAGAATCGAGTTGTAAAAGAACAGGCTGATCACATGCGCAGTTATTTAAATAGACCAATCTACAAGCGCGGTAACTCAAATTACCAAGGAGCTAGTGATAGGCCATATGACTTTATCGTTATTCGTTGCAATGCGATACTCGCCTGCGCTGACTTAGTGCGTAGCCAAGACCCAGAGAAAGCAGACGAACTTGAGGAACGTGTATTAGGCGATGAAGGATTACTTACCAAGTTAAAAAGACGCGATTATGTTATGTGGAATGAAACATCATTTCGCAGTGAATCTGGTGTTATTAGAGAAATTAGTGTTGATAGCTCAAGTACAGGATACATCGAAGACATTAAAATGTTTGGACCACCAAGCACTGATTACGATGAGGTTCGCGTTGTAATCAGCACAGCAGGTACATTTACTCCTGGCACTGCAAGTACTGTGAAATATGATGTTTTTACTAAAGATGATACTGGATTGCGCAGGCATAAGTCAGTTGACGCTGAAGTAATGAATGGAGATTACCAACCACTGGCATATGGCGCATCGATACGATTCCAAGCTGGTGTTTATACATTAAATGACGAGTGGTCCATTACTTTTCAATCTGATGATATACAAATTGGAACTGTGCGCAGTGGGCAGATTTATCGATAATGTCATCCTTAAAGGTATAAATGATGGCTATCACATTTGAAAATGTCATCTTTGATAGAATTATTGACAACCTTAATAGTATTATTGCAAATGAATTTGGGATACAGATATTTTATGATGAGCATCAAGGCAATCAAAGTTTTCTTTTGCAACCTATTAGCGATGAAATAATTGATACACTTTCACATGGACAAATACGAGAAGTAGCAATCAACATACAATACGAATTAGATTTGAGTAATAAAATAACAAAAAATTCATTTAAACAAGTAATGAGTATTACAGAAAGATTAAAAAGACTTTTATTTAATAATAATACCTATAGTGTAAGTGGAGTAAATCAATTTCGTAATGGCAGCGTAGGAAGCGTTGAATATGAAAAAGAAGATGATAAAGTGAGAAGTGTTACTACATTTACATGCCAAACCTTGGAGTTAGTATGATCGTTAAGGCTAAAGAAGAGTACAAAAATCTAGAAGAAAGTAAAAATTTTCTTGGATTAGGAAGTGCAAGCACTCATCTAAAATTATTGAATGGTGTAGAATGCGAAGTGCCAGAATCTTTACTTCCATTGTCAAAAGCATTACTGAAAACATTAGAATCTACAGAATTAAAAAAAAGTGAGGAAAAATAATGGCTAAAAGTGCATTATTTCAAACATCGCAGGAAACAAAAGTTATTATTGGTACTGAAACTACATTTGGAGCAAAAGTCGCAGCATCTGGTACTATCATCAACATGCCTGTCACTAGTTATAGTTTTAGTGAAATTGCAAATCATACATTGGGAGTAGCTCCATTTAGGCAAGGAGTAGGCGGTGCAACACAATCTACTGAAATGGTTAAAGCACAAAGACATGATAGAATGTATGAAATAACATTAGAATTTATGGCATCACCAGAAGCCATTAGTCGTATATGTGAGACATTGTATGGTGACGCTACTAATCCTCATGCATTAATTGGATCAATGCCAACAACAAGTAATTACTCAGGAAGCACTTCAGTTCCAGTCACTATATATTTTGATAAAGGTAGTGCAAGCGCAGTAGATACCTCTCTTATTTTTCCTAGTTGTATGTGTACTTCATTCACTTTGTCTGGAGATATTGCTAGTAATGGTGGTGTCATTATGGGTACAGCTATATTTATTACTGGATTTAATCCAGAAAAAGCGAATATCGCATTTAGTGGTGGCACAGAAACCACAATTGCTGCACAAACTAGCTATTTTAATATGCACGACCTTTCCACAACTACTATTACTCCTTCTGGTGGCAGTGCAGAAGATTTAGTGCTATTTTCATTTGAATTAAATATTGCAAGAGCCGTCAATAGAGTGGGATTTGACACTGCTGCTAGAAATTTTGCTCCACTTGGATATGTAGTTGGTGGATACGAAGTGACTGGCAATATGGTTGTTAAGCGTGATGATGAGTCTGATGTAGCCTTAACTTACGCTGATACTGATGAGCCAATATGCGCAATAAGTATTTCAGATGGTACATTTCAAATAGAAGCTCCAAAAGCAATTATTGATCAAGCATCAATTAATTTTGATGAAGATGGATTCAAGAGTGTTATACCATTTCGTTGTGTTTACGATGCAACAGATATCACTAGCTCTGTAGTAGACATACACACAGCATAAATTTAAATCACGATCTCACGCCATTTTCATCTTTCTAGGATGCAAAATGAAAGTAAAAACAGACCATGGTGCATTTGATGTACCAGATATAACCTTTAAAGCGCGTAGAGAACTACATAAACTGGAAGTAAAAGCAATCACCAAAGATGGTGATATCGATACTGCAAAGTTTTTTGATGTTCTTGATTGGATTACCAACTACGCATTTACCGATCCAGAAAAGTCATTAGGTAAGTTTGATGACAATGTCATTGATGAAATCCTAATGAGTATATATAATGCTTATAAGGATGTAGATCAAAAAAAGTCATAATGCACCGCGTTGCGATGTGGATGAGTTATAGAAACCAACCTAGTCGCAACCTGCATTTTCCATACCCAGCGCAGTCTCCTACGCTAAAGAAAACCGTCACTTATGATGAAGATGAATTATGGAATGAGATATGGCGTATTGTAGATGATAGCAAAGATGGAAAATTTACGCTTGGTGCTGCGTTATATCATTCATTAGTATTCTGTTCGGATTCAACGTACTTTTTAACGCCTGAGACTATATTTGCGCTTGAGGAGTATATGGCTATGAAACGATTCAATCTATCTTTGGCAAATACTATAGATTAAGCGGATTATCACCGCTTAGTCATCTTTTCGGCTATAGATGAAGAATTTAATGCACTCCAATCAGAAGATATAAAGAAACAAAATGGCTGAAAAAAGATTTATAATTGAAGTTCGCACCAAAGGCTTTTCACGAGCTACTAGAGACTTTAAAGAGATTAATAAAAGTGGTAGACAATATGAACAAACTACTAACAGAATAAGAAAATCCACAAAAGGATTGGAGCGTGTCTTTGGTAGTTTAAGAAATCGTCTTTTAGTAGGTGCTTTTGGTTTTGGTATTATAACGAAAGCTGCACAATCATTTTTTAGAGCATCAATACAGTTTGAAGATGTTAGAACGCGATTAATTGGATTAACAGGAAGTGTAGAAAATGCAGAATTTGCATTTGAAAAATTTAGTCGAGTAGCAGCAACCACACCATTTCAACTAGATGATGTAGTAAATGCAGGTGCGCAGTTAAACGCTTTTGGTGCGAGTGCAAATGACACAATAAAACCTATCACTGACCTTGCTGCATTCATGGGTACAACAGCGACTGAAGCAGCAAATGCATTTGGTCGAGCCTATTCTGGAGGAGCAGGCGCAGCGGACATATTTAGGGAAAAAGGCGTTCTAAATATTATTAAAGATTTTAAAGGTATAGAGGACATAACCAACTTAACTCTTCCTCAGTTTAGACAGGCAATGATAGAAGCGTTTACCGATCCAGAAGTAGGTATCGCGGGAAGTGCAGATAGACTTTCAGAAACAGTGAGTGGTGCATTTAGCAATATGTTTGATGCAGTAACTAGGTTATCAGCGGAATTATCTGGCCCATTTATGTCTACTTTAAAAAGCGCAGTTCAAGGCACAACTTCATTTTTAAATGAAACCACTGCATTTGTGCGTTTTGCAAAAGAAGGAAGAGCAGATTTTGAGACATTTGGCGAAGCAGTCGATGCGTTTTCATTACGTATTCGCAATACGAAGGATTTACAGGCATTGACTAGCGAACTAGAAAGGCTAAAGATTCAAATGGAAGATGCACAACAACCTGTCGTAGCAATGGATACAAAAATTTTAGGATTAGCACCTACTGTCAATAAAGCTAAAGATAATCTCAGAATATTTACTGACAGCACACAGGAAGGATTTAAGAATTTAGAAGCGATTACGCCAGGAGTAGTAGTTTTTGAAGGTGTGTTAGGAGATGCAACCAAAGCCATTCAAAAACAAAATGAAGCACAAGGAATAACTGGTACAGGAACATTAAGTTTAGCAGAGAAAATAAAAATATTAGAAGAGCAAATAAAATTAGTAAAAGAAGAAGAAATAAAAAGACTTGATATTCTAGGCGATATTAATATGGAAGAAGTATTGCGAAAAGAACGCATAGAAGCATTGGCAATACTTGAACAAATGCGTCAAGACGAGATGGCACTAACCAATGCATTGCTTGATGATCAAATTGAAAGAATGGAAAACGCAGCAATGGCGACAGCAGGAATGATAGTGCAGACAGACGATATGTCAAAATCTTCTTCAACAGCAGCAAGCACTATGAATGTTTTAGCTGGAGCATTCTCAGCACTACAAACAGATACAAAAGACGCTAATCAAATGATGGCTATTTTTCTTAGAACAGTTGGTTCTTTAGTGGCACTGACTCCAGGTGGAGCGACTGCTGGTGGCGCAATGACTTTACTAGCTAGTTTAGTTCCTGTAGGGCATACTGGTGGTTTAATCAAGCAAAATGGTATACAACGATTTGCAAATGGTGGTATGGTGCAGGGTCAGGATAATGTACCAATTCTTGCACAGGCAGGTGAGTTTATCATGCGCAGAGATGCAGTGCAAAACATTGGTGTAGATAATCTAGCATCAATGAACCGTACTGGCAGCGCAGGTGGTGTGACAATAAATGTAAGTGGTAATATGATTGCTAATGATGAATTTGTACGTGATACGTTAATACCCGAAATTCAAAAAGTTTCTGACCAAGGCTTGGCGTAATGGCAATTACAAATGCTCCTAGCGTTTCAAATATAAATGAAAATTGGTTAGTTCAATTTACCGCAGATAATCAGCAGTGTTTGGAGTTTGATGGCACTGATGATTACGTATCTTTTGGTAATGTTTTAGGCTTATATACAAGTTTTACACTTGAAGCGTGGATAAAAACCGATTCTTATAATTCTAGTAGCGGAACGCAAATTATTCTAGAACGCGCCCAAGATGGTTCAACTTCAGCTAAGAACACAAACTGGCAAATAGCATTACGTCATAATGGTTTACGATGTAAATATCAATATGGTACTGGATCAAATGTATCAGTCACATTAACCACTAGTGCTATCACCGCAAATAATTGGCATCATGTAGCAGTATTGAGAGATGATAGCGTTAATGAGATACGATATTATGTAGACGGTGTAAAGGTTGGCACTGCAACAACAGGTGTATCTAATGACCCAACTGGTGGTGGTGATGGTGTAGTTTCAATTGGTGCTAATTTTGAGCAAAATAATGAATTTGATGGTGAGATAGCGCATGCAAGGGTTTGGAACGTAGCAAGATCAGATAGTGATATTGCGTATTATTATAATAGAACTGTAGATAGTAATGATTCTAATCTAGTTGGATATTGGAAATTAAACGAAGGAACTGGATCAACGGTTGCTGATTTTAGTTCTAATTCAAATTCTGGCACAATAACTGGTGCAAGTTGGTCAAATAATGGTTTTGATCAATTTATACACTCGTTTGGATTATCGTTTAAAGATACGGTTATGGAAGATAACATGTATCATGGGTCGATTTTAAATCGCAATATAAGCATACGTGATAGTATCGATATAACTAAAGGAACTGCATCAACATCTAATATAAAAATAAATAGTGCAAATTTTGATTTAGATGGCACTGATTTTTATAAGTTGTTATTTAATGGAACTAATAATTATCACAATAAAGAAGTGCGTGTTTATGCGCAATTCAATGAAGCATCTAGTTTAAGTAGTTGTCAAAGAGTGTTTACTGGTCGATTAGTTGATATTAGCCTTAGTCAAAATGAAGTTATTGCACTGTCTATTAATTCACATCGTCCATGGGATGGAGTTAAGTTTCCACAAACACAAACAGTAACTGGTATCTATCAACCAGTAGTATATGGAGACTATACAGCGCATATTGATCAAGGTTTAGTGAGAGATCATGCAAATGCAGTGCATCCTGTGCCTTTTAAGGTTAAAGGAATTACAACTGATCATCTAATCGTTACATCTAGATCGCATAGTGATATGAATCCTCATTATTACGATTCAGCAGCAGATGCATTCCTTAGTATTAAGGATGATAATTATGAACCACAAACAAAAGATTTAGATTCTGATTTTGATGCAAATACTAATATTGGTTTAGTTAAACGTGAAATGCGTAGAAGATTTAGGATAAATCCTGTATCATTTAGCTCAGATGGTAATAGCGATTTTAGTAATTCAAGTCATTTTATTTTAGAATCATATAATAGCCTTGGCACTAATCACGATTACGGACCTGCAACGTCTGGTGAAGCAAAAAACTTATTTGTTAACTTTGCTGGTGAATTAGGAAAAGTTAATGATCTTGATTTAGATTTAAAGGCTTCTATA